TATGTTGTTGCCATTTGTATCTAGTATTATTTTTTTATGTGCAGAGTTATTATCAAGTGTCAAAGCACCAGTTATTGCTCCAGATAATCTAAAAAACTGCACTGGTAGTTTTGTTTTATCACCAGCTTTAGTATTTAAACTACCACTTGAGCTTACATCAGTAAATCCTACATTTGTTATGTATGGTATTGCCATTTATCACCTAGTATTTAATAGACTCAACAAAAGTAAATATACTTCCATTTTGATTTATTGCTATTGCAAAAGATACCGAATTACCAAGACTTACACCTTGTGAGTTAGATGGATAACTTAAAGTTAACGTATTAGACGAACTTGTTTTATCTACAATTATATACTGACCTATTGCTAAACTACCTATTGCTAAAGTTAATGCTACGTTGTTACTAGATGTATCTACTTTTTGATATATAGACTGGGCAGACGATGGTGTAAGCGTAGCAGAAGAAGAAGTTATAGCACTTGGCACTGTTACAAGATTAGCATTAAAATATGTAGAAAATGTAGCAGCAGTGGTCTGTCTCATTGTGCCACCATCGTTTGTTACGATACCATCACCTGCTGCAACTGCTGTTGTTCCAGCACTTGTGTCTCCGTCTACAATATTTAACTCTGTTGCTGTTGATGATACAGCAGTACCAGCTAGTCTAAGTGTTGCCACATCAAGTGCGTCTGTTACATCTGTTACGGCTGCACCAGATCCTGCACCATCTGCAAATATAATTTTTTTTGATCCAGCAGCCACAGATACATTACCACCAGATCCTTGTGTAAATGTAGCAGTCTGACTTGTACCATTCTGCACTATGTAAACTTTGTCTTGATCGTTAGGAGATATAGTTATTGTGTTTGTACCAGATGGAGATCCACCTAAAACAAGAACTTTAAAACCACCATCTGATAATGTACCATCACTAGTTGTCAGAGTATGTGTTGTACCAGATAATGTGATAGCACCCACACCATTAATGGCTCTGTCTAGTATATCTAGGTTGTTGTTGGTAGTTGTACCCCATGTACCAGCTTGTTCACCAGCACCTATCTTTTCAACTCCTATGTTTGATGTATATGTACTTGCCATGCTTACCTCACGCTTCTATTTCTGTCCAAGTTTCTGCACCTGATGGTGTTATCTCTGTCCATGTCTCTGTGCCACTTGGTGTGACTTCTGTGTATGTTTCTGTTGTTGCGTCTGTTACAACATCTACAAACAGTATATCTCCAGATGTTGTTTTTGTAAAATTCAAATCTTTTGTTACAACACCTGATGCTATGATAATACCATCACTAGTTTGTGTAAACTCTGTGCTTAAAGTTGCATCTGTAAAGTTTACAATTTTTACATCTGATACAGTCTTTGTAAAATCAAAACTTAAATCTGCATTTGTACTGCCAGTTATTAAAATACCAGCCGTGGTTTTGGTAAAGTTAGCATCTAATGTTGCAACACCAACAAGCGTTCCCACACCCACAGAACTTGCAGATGAGATGCCACTCATCTCTGCTGTTGCTACTTGTAATACGCCACCTACATCAGCAAGAGCAGTTTCTGCTATGGCAGCATGACCCAACATTAATCAGCATCCTCTATTGTAAGCGTACCCTCTTTTACTTGTTTTAGTATTTCTGCATAGTGTCTGTTATCGGGATCTAGTGGCACAAACATTGTCTGACCATCTATTGTAGCCTTGACGCTTTCTTTTTCACTTGTGAAAGGGTTGTTTATATACTTTGCATTTATAATATTCATTTGAAACCTTTATAATTCTGCGTCTGCTATGAATTTTGGATACATCGTACCTGCATATCCACTAGTTCCTCCAGAAACAGTTCCTCGTACTCTAACCCATTCTGGATTAGCACCAGCGTCTGAGGGAGAATATGATCGACCAGAACCAGCTTCATAATAAGTAGAACCAGTTTGGTCTGTTATAGAAGGACTTGCCCTCATGTGTGTGCTTAATGGTACGCAAGTAATTCCATTGCCTGCATAATTAAACGCAGGATAATCAGTATATATAGGTGATTGATAATAGTACCTTTCACATAATGCTTGTGTTTCACCTACACTTAAATGCTCAAATGGTGTGGCTTTTTCGCCAACTTCTAGTTGTAAGCCAGTTATATAAAATTCATTATCTGTGCTAGAGTAAAAACTTGATATACCCACTGCTCTGTTTGCAGAAGTTACGCTACTCCAAGAATCAGATAAAGTTCCACTAGTGAAGTTTGAACCTGCGTGTAACCAAATTTGAGCATAAAGACTTAGTGCATTGTCATTACCAAAAGCACCAGTAGTATCACCATCATAAGTTAAAACAACTCTTGTCCAACTAGAGGTTACTGAAAATGTTTTAGATATTTGTCTAGCATTGTCATTATCATACAACTCCATAACATAAGTAGCATTTCCATTACCTTTTACATAAAAAGAAAGTGTCATTTTTTCAGCATCAGATGTGCCTTTTTTAAATTGTTGTAAATCTTGACCCTCAATCAAATATTGGAAAAGTGCAATTTCTGATGCTCCAATAGATGTATCTGCTGTAGTACAATCAAGTTTTATAGAGTTTCCAAAACCGTCTGGTGTGTCTGTGCTTTGTGACATAGTAAATCTACCTGCCGAACCTGAAAAATCCACTTTGAATCTATCAACTGTAAAATAGCCACCACTTGCACCTATTCCTGTTACTGAGGTGCTTCTCTGTGCAACTTGTGCCGCACCATTAATTATGACGTTCCGCCTACCCCCAATCTGACTATTGGTTAGGACTTCACCCATCTTTGCTAACTCTGCTGCTTTGGTCATTTGCTCTCCAATGCTGTAATTCTAGCTTCTAATTCTTGTATGGTTTTTACGAGTAATGGCACAAGTTTACTTTGGTCTATGCCTTGTGGGTCAATGTTTCCATCTGCATCAACTGCATCTTTTTCTCCACTAATTGCTTCAGGTACAATACTTGAAACTTCATGTGCTAAAAAACCATCTTTTGTTTTGTCTGCATCAATTTTAAAGTTAAACCTACAAGGCTTTAGTTGCTTTAGTCTTGATGTTGCATCAAAGTCATATGATACATTTTCTTTTAATCTGTAATCTGAAGATGTATTGTAACTTGTTGAACCAGATGATATTAGTATTGTACCAACAACACTTCCACCTTGTCTGAATAGTTGAGCATAGTTGTTGTTTGCGTGCATATCAATACGCAAGGCATAGTATCCATTAGTAGCACTACTTATACAATCCAAACACCCATTATTGCCTAAAGCAGTAGAAACTATTTGAAATCCAGTATCAGAAGTTCCACCTACTAAAAGATTACCCTCATTGTCTATTCTCATACGTTCAGATGGCAAACCACCAGTATCAGTATTCCTTGTATGAAAACTTAAATGACCTTTATTTTCATCAGTGCCACTTACCATACCTTTAATTGCTGAAACGGTTGGAACTGTGCTGTCGCTTCCTGCATTAAAAACGATTTGACCAATTCTATCTCCATCAGACATAGAATCGCTTGTTGCGTGTAATGAAAGCTCAACATCAGACGTACCTTTAATTTCTAAACTTGTAGTCATACCTCCAAAGTTATTTGGAGTACCACCAATACCAACATTCTCTGAACTATCTATGGTGATAGCAGTAGCATCAGCGTTATCGTCTATACCTTGAGATGTAAAAGCACCACTAGCAGTAAGAGTGCCTGCCATCGTAACATTGCCATCAAAAGTACCACCATCTGCTTTACTTACAGTGTCTGCTGCACTAAAAGCATCAAAAACTATTATTTCTACGAGGTCATCAACTGAAGCTCCTTGAGCTAAAACAATAGCTGTACCACTTGTAGATGTGTAGTCGGCATCACCTAACTTTACACCATTTTGATATACGTCAACAAAGTTACTATCTGTATAACTTAATGTTGCACCCTCTGATCCTGCACCACTGAAACTGGTTTGCCCAGCAGTGGCAGTATAGGTGTGCTTTCTTCTAACTCCAAACTGTGGACTAACTCCTATGTACGGCATAAATCATCTCCTAACATATTAATGCACCAGTAAAATTTGAATGACCCATAGCAACTTGCGTTTGAGCAGACCCACCAACTTGATAAAGTTGTATATATGCAGTATCACTAGCATCCATATCTTGTATGCTACTAAGTTGAAAATTCCATCCATTTGTATCTTCATTTAAAAAATGACCAGTATAAAAATAAATATCAACTGTTTCATTGCTTGTTACTAGTCTCATATAATAATATGCAGCCGCTGAATCTAAACTATTGAAAAGATACAAACTAGTAGTAAACAAATATCTACCTGTTACTGGTGCAGTAAAATTACCATTAGAGGTGTTATAATCTGCGTTTTGATCAAATCTTTCTGTGCCAAAAACTACATCAACGTAAGAGCCAACTGATAATGTAAAAGTACTGTCAAGAATAGCATTGAAGGCAGGTTGTAATGGTTTGGTTATAATACCATTTTCATCAAAAGACATAGAAGTAGTAGTGCCAAGTGCTGACCCCTTACCTATAACTAAAGTATCAGCACTGTCATCTAAGCCTATATGATAATCTTGAGCATTGCCATCAAATACAATTTTAGTATCATTAGTTGTGCCATCACCTAATGTTCCTAATCCATTGCCTATTACTTTCGTTAATGCCATTTGTTACTCCTAGCTTGGCTTGTTAGCATCATCTCTTTGTTTGCGAGTCTTATAGTCACTTCTTGCAGTTACAAGTGCAACAAAATCTGCTTGGTTGCTTGGTATGGGGTCTGTAAAGCTACTGTCATTCATTAACTTTGTAGTCCACTCTGTTTGCATACGCTTCCAACAGTTGTTTAACTTGCCATTGATTGCACTATCCAACCACTCGTCTATACCTTTGTTGTCTGATACATCATTATATAAATCATTAGACAGAATCTTTTGTTGTAAATCTGTTAATGTTATTTTCTTTTCGTAATTTGCCATTCGTTACCCCTTTGGATATTTGTCTTTGACTGCTTTGATAGTTGTTTTCCAACCATCAATGCCATTGTGATATAAATCATCTAATTGGTCTTCTATAGGTGGATAAGCTTCCGCTCTATCTCTTTGATATTTATTTGCATCATATTCTGCTTGAAGTTCTTTTTGTTTTGCAAGAATATCTTTTTCAGCTATAGGCGTTGTATTGTGCCATTGTATTTGTTTTATATCACCTGCTGTAATAGAAACCTTTGCGTCAGGATTTATTGCTACGATTGCTTTTATAATACTTGTCATTTACGCACCTATCTCTAAAACTTCTATGTGAGAAGTATATGCACTACCTTTGTTTACTAAAAATTCAGCAGCGTTACTACCTGCATAACATCTGCCTTGTGCTTTAATTGTTCTTGCACTTGTGCTACCTGCTGAAACATAATTTGTAAAATAGTGAGGTAATTGGAAAATTGCTGTTCCTGAACCTGCACTTTTGTAATACTGTTGATTAGCAGGAGCTTCTAAAGCAGTGCCATCATGAACTATTTGAAAAGCACCACCAACAGTAGCTGAACTACCTTGCCCTAAATAAATGTGAAGCATTGATGTTATTCTCAAAGTAGAATCTGATGCAGTTGGTGTAAAACTTAGTGTTGCATTAGTAATGTCAGTAAATGAATCATTTTGAGTTTGAAATTCTGCTGTAAAAGTAACTTTTTGAAACTTTAATATTTTACCTCCACCTCCTGAACTAAACACAGGCTTTTGACTAAATGTAACAACCCCACCACTTGATATTGCCATTGCATCGGTATCACTTGCACTACCAATATTACCTGCATCAGGTATGACTATATTACCTGTGAAAGTGCCACTTGTTGCTTGTAAAGCATTTGTAGCTGGATGACTTACTGTACCCACTGTCCTAAATAAGTAATACACAAAAATGTTATTACCTGAGTTACTTGATGGTGCAGCAGTGAATGTAAGAGTTGTTCCATTACTTACTGCATATGCTACAGATGGCTCTTGTATTACGCCATCCACAGATACAAGTATGTCTTCATCAGACCCTACTGCATGGTCTAATGTAAATGCAGTTGTAGAACCATTACCAGAAAACTGTGTGGCTGCTTTACTTGCTACAAATCTATTACCTGCTGTATTACCTAAATAGGGCATTATGTGATCTCCATATAACTCATGGTCACCGATAGTTTGTCTGCTACAGAACAATCTATCTTTACTATATCTCCTACATTTAAAACTATCTTGTTACCAGCCATAATTTCTACTGATGATCCAACTGGTACTGGTATGTCTTTCACTATATGTGCTGTGGTATTTTGTGTCTGTGATGTTTGTGTAGTTGTACTTACAAGTTGAACTGTGCCAGTAACTTGTGCAGTATGCACATTAGCCAGTGTTAATCCTAATACAATAATTGTGCTTCCAGATTGTACTGTGTAAAGAGTTTCTGGCGTTCCAGCAGAGGCTGGAGCAACATCTCTTGTAATCACTTTAAATGTATTTGCCATATCATTATCCTAACGCTATTGCTAAAGCTGTAGCCTCATCTGCTGCTGCCGAAGCAGTTGTTGCACCTATATCAGACAATACTTCAGAGGCACTTCTGCCTTCTATACTTGTACCATCAACTCTTAAAAAATCATTATCTGCTATACCACTTGTCGCAACTAATACATTACCATTAGATATACCAGTTGATAATGTAGCAGTTGTTGTAACTGCTGTTCCATTTAATGTTATAGCATCTGCCTCTAATGTGCCATCAAAGTCACCATCTACTGCATCTATATTACCTTTAAATATTGTGGCAGTTACTGTGCCACTGCTTGGATTGTAAGTTAAGTTACCATCCATTTCTAATCCAACATTACCAGTGCTAGATGTAGCATCTTCAACAAATGTAATTAGGTTTTCTTCATCAGTGCTTTCGTTGTCTGTAACCAAAACATGAGATGAGTTTGTTGCATTAGTTGCATTTGTTACTGTTACACCTGCAATAACTGTATTTAATGCTGTACCATTTACTGTGATAGCATCAGCTTCTAATGTACCATCTACGTCTACATCACCAGATATATCTAAATCTGCCATAACTGCTGTTCCAGTTAATGTTGGTGCTGTTAAAGTTTTGTTTGTTAATGTATCAGTGGTAGTTCTGCCAACTATTGTATCTGTCGTTGCTGGAAGAGTTAATGTAGTATTGCCAGAAAAAGCTGAATGTGCAGGTGCTTTAAGTGCTGCGTAATGTGCATTTGAACTTTCACAATACATTCTAAGCTCTGATTGCGCTCCAGTGTTTTTAAGCTCTATGACACCACCATTTACAGTTAAATCATCACCTATAGATAGATCTGCACCTAATGTTGCATTACCACTGGCATCTAAAAATACTGATTTTGATGCAGGTATTGTACAAAAGATTGTTTTTGTACCAGCACTAAAATTAACTGCACTATCGCTATTTGAGCTACTGATAATTGTAGTTCTAGCTATAGTGCTAGAGTCACTGCTAAGTGTGCCTAGACCGACCTCAAACTCTGCTGTGCCTGGTAACGTAACTGCATAATATGTAGTGTTAGAATTACCAATACCACTGCCAAAAGTTTCAAATCCAGTAACTGCACCAGCTAATGTAAGTGTACCAGTGCCAGTTGTGGTTGTTGTTTCTTTTACTCTATCATTTAATACTAATGCCATTATTTAAGCTCTATTGTTAAGTTGCCTGCATTAATTCTAAATATATCACCACTTGCTATTGCCTTACTTGCATCTAACGCACCTACAAATAATATATTACCACTACTAGATGCGTCTGCAATAAATACATGAGTAATTGTATTGTTCGTGCCACCAGAAGCTGGAAACTCAATATTAGATGCGTTTATTGCTGTCTGTGTGTCTGTAGAATCTGCACCTATGGTTGTCCAACTTGAAGCACCTACTTGTTGTCTAGCATAGTTTGTGAATGTTGCTTCTGTCAAAGATCCAGTTTCTGCTGCACTTACTGCTGTTGCAAGTCCTACATAAATACTGTCACCAGGTGATGAAAAACTTAGAGAATTATTTTTAAAGATAAAATGTAAAATTCTTCTTTCTAAATAATTGGTTGCTGCATTAGATGTTGCCATTTTCTACTCCTATGTCCTTTGCGCTCTTGGTAGCCCTTGTCTATAAGCATCTTCGTTCTCTCTTGCTTCTCCTAAATCTTTAAGTCTTTGTAAATAAAAAACATAATTTTTTTCATACTGTGCAATAACATCTGGCTCACCCTTCATGTAATAATAAGCCTCTATTAACGATCCGTAAAGCAGAGCAAATGGTGCATTTGTACTAAGCCATGTTGTTCCACCATCTGCTCCAGCAGTAAGACTTGCAGGTCTATAATAGTAATGTAATTCAAGTGTGTAGTTAGAATCTGGAGTTGGTGCTACGATAAAATTATCTGAATCAAATCTAGCATAATATTTTGGTAATCCTGTTGTTGAGGACGCTGGTGTATATTCTCTTAAATAATTTACATCTTTTTGAAGTAAAAAACTTTCTGAGCCAGAGGTAGTTATTTGCAAAGAAAATGACGCAAGGTAATCATCAGGCACTGTCAAAAACTGGTCTGATGATGTAAATGCACTTGTAACATTTTTTCTAAAAATATCTAAATCAACACCTTTAAATATCTTTTCTTCCGCTGCTTTAATAAAATTAGGCAAATTTGTTACAAAGCTAGTCTCACTGTTATCTGCATAATCTTGAATAGCTGTTTTT